CGATCATGGACGCGATGGTGATAATTGCTGAGATTGTTTCTTTCATGACTACTCCGGTTTTGTTAAGGTGATGTGATCTTAACAAACTGTTAAGGTGCTTGTCTAAGGACTTTCCCTAATGTTGAGTGATTTGTTAAGGTTACAATCTTAACGCTGGTCAGAAACAGGGTTAGCGCCTGCCGATCAATGTATCAGAGTGCAACAACCGGAAACTCTGCTTAATGAGGCTGACCAGCAACAACACGCATGGGGATTGGTTACAAGTGGCACAATGGTCGGTTCGCTGACTTGGATGTTGCGCCAGTCTCCAGCCGTGTTGACAAGGAAAAATATGAACATACAAAAAGCAGTTGAAATCGCTGGCTCCAAGAGTAAACTTGCCAAGCTCTTGGGAATCTCTCGCGCAGCAGTGACGATGTGGGATGAAATCCCTCAGAAAAGACTTAACCAACTCAAGGAAATTAAGGAATGGCAAACGCATTTCAGTGGAGAACAGGACAAGACAGCATCGGACTTGAACTCCAGCGCCAGCGCGACAAGTCAACAATGACCACGGTTCGGAAGGACGATCCAAACAAAGAAGAAACCGTGACAAAGTTCAGAAAGTCAATCACGATCATTCCTACAATTCATCGCTTGCCAAGCAAGGCAAAAATTTAGTTGACAAAGTAAAAAACTGTGTATAATCCAAACCGTCTAGTGTGGCAATTAGACGTTAACGCGAATCCGAAACCCTACAGGGAACTGTGCGGTCTTGCACGACAGCAAGCGAGATTTTTGATTCGCGTCAATCGTCTTGTTGTTGCTCTCGCCAAGAGCCAAGACCGCAGAGTATCTTGTAGGGTTTTTGCTTTTGGACAGCCTGATGCGGTACGTCGATGGTCAGGTCTGAGATACCCAGTTACACGAGCAAGCCAAAGCTGGGAGCGTGGGCGAATCCTTAGAGCGCGGTGGTTGAAACAGTCTGAGGTAGTGCGATGCGATGACATGGCTCCGAAGGTCAACATCGAGCACAGAGCGAAACCCGTTTTGTTACGGTAAGGCTGTGCTTTGCTCAAACAATCACCAAAGGTCAACATGAAAACAGAGGAAGTTAAAGCTAGGACGATAAAGCAAAGATCAAGAGAAGAACTTAGTAAGCTAACAGACAGCGAACTAGCAGAAGCGATAAAAAAGAGTGGTGATGAGTTTTTGAGAAGTAACGAGTGGTTTGTATTGAAAGCAAAGACGATTGCAAAGTATGGTGCAACCTGTTTAAGATGCAAAAGGAGTATTAAAAAATGGACTGAAATTAATGTTGACCACATCAAGCCGAGGAAGTATTTTCCACACTTGGCAAACGATGAAAACAATTTGCAGGTCTTGTGCGGAACCTGCAACAAAGCCAAAGGCAACAAGCACGACACTGATTACAGAACGGAGTAGTAAATGGAACAATTTGAAACAGGGTTTGACAGATTCTGGAAAGCATATCCGGCTAGCCCAAGAAAAGGAGCAAAAGCAGAATGCAAGAAAAAATGGGTCAAGAACTTTTGCGAAACGCAAGCTGACCAGATCATCAAGCACGTTGAATGGCTAAAGACAACCGAGCAATGGTTAAAGTCAAACGGAGCCTTTATTCCAGCCCCACTTGTCTACTTAAATCAACAACGATGGGATGGCGCAGAGATACCCGAAATAGCGCCTAAGACAGAAAAAGACCCTGCCTTGATGAAGATAGAACAGGACTGGAAAAAAGCCGCTCCAATGCCTGATTCTGTGCGTCAGAGACTGGCTGTATTGAGGGGCAGATCATGAAGATTGAAATTGGTGACGCAACACTTTATTTAGGCGATTGCATGGACATTCTGCCAACGTTAGATAAGGTGGATGCGGTGATTACTGATCCTCCCTATGGCATTGGACAAGACGGTGGCGCGCAACGTACAAGAGGTAGCAAACGAACCAATGGAAAAAAAATGGGATGGGACAATCAAAGACCTAGCAAAGAAGTTTTTGATGCAATCCAGATTGCAGGCGATCTACAAATAATTTGGGGTGGTAACTATTTTGCTGATTACTTACCTGCTTCAATGGGATGGCTTTATTGGGAAAAACGAATGGGAGGTGATTTTGCTGATGGAGAACTTGCCTGGACAAGTCAACAAAAAGCCTTGCGTCAATTTAGCCATTACAAAAAAAATAAAGGTGATGAGCATCCAACTCAAAAGCCACTTGAATTGATGCGATGGTGTATTGAACAATGCAAAAACCTGCCTAAAACAATCCTAGACCCATTTATGGGAAGTGGCACAACAGGCGTGGCGGCTATCCAGATGGGACGCAAGTTCATTGGCATTGAACGCGAACCAAAATATTTTGATATTGCTTGTAAACGCATCGAGCAAGCCAGCAAGCAAGTCGATATGTTTATTGAAAAACCAGTAATGAAACAAGAGAATTTAATATGACCAAGACTGAAGCCCATAGTTTATTAAACATGGTCAAAGATGGAACATACTTCAAATATCGAAAAATTAGAAAAGCCCTTGTCCTCACAGGTGACGTTTGCGGTCTACCTGGAAGACCTAGAAAACAGACTGATCGAACACTATGCACAAATGGCGGTGAACCATATCGAGCATTCGCGCTATATGGTCAAGATTTTTCAGAAAGACTTTCCTGACTTGGGAAAAAAAGTAGCTAAACGATTAGGAGAATTAAATGCTAATGGTTAACTTCACTGTCTACGGACCACCCCAGGGAAAAGCCCGTCCAAGATTCAGAAAGATTGGAAACTTTGTCCAAACTTACACGCCTGCCAAAACAAAATCTTACGAAGACGAAATAAAGATGTTCGCAAAGGCAGCAATGGGCGCAACAGAGCCACTAGAAACGCCTGTAGAGGTTTTTTTATACATCAGGAATACCGTACCAGCGTCATACTCAAAAAAACGCACTGAGGCTTGTTTGTCAGGTCAAGAAAAACCAACAAAGAAACCAGACTTGGACAACGTAGCAAAGGCATTTCTCGATGGCATGAACGGGGTTGTTTACAAAGATGACTGTCAGATCATTAGCCTTCATGTGACGAAGGTTTACGCCGAGATAGCAGCAACAGAGGTTTTAGTAAAGGAGCATGCATGAATCCGTTTTTAATCACAGAACCGACCTGTATCAGTTTTTCAGGTGGCAGAACATCGGCGTACATGCTTTACAAAGTTTTAGAGGCTCACCAGATGAGCCTGCCAAGTGATGCGGTTGTTTGTTTTGCAAATACTGGAAAAGAAGATGAGGCAACATTAAAGTTTGTGCATGATTGTGAAGTTAACTGGAATGTGCCGATTGTTTGGTTGGAATACAAAGACGCTGAAGAATCAAAAGATCGTTGGCAAATTGTTAACTACGAAACAGCTAGTCGAAACGGCGAACCGTTTGAAGCAGTAATTCGCAAAAAGAACTATTTGCCAAATCCAGTGACAAGATTTTGCACAATAGAGATGAAAATTAGAACTATTGCTAACTATTTGTTATCCATTAAATTTTGTGAAACACGATCTGAAGGTGAATATATGTCTTGGGTTGGCATTCGTGCTGATGAACCTAGACGCGCAGCAAAAATACCCAGAGATAGAACGCCATTAGTATCAGCAGGGATTGGCAAAAAAGATGTTGGAGATTTTTGGAAATCACAACCTTTTGATCTTGAATTGCCAAATTTCAACGGTGTTACTTATCATGGAAATTGTGACCTTTGTTTTTTAAAAGGTGAATCACAAACCAGAAGTTTGATTGCTGAAAAACCAGAAAGAGCAATTTGGTGGGCGAAAATGGAGGCATTGGCATTGGCATTGGCAAGCAAGCCAGATGGTGCGCGTTTTAGAAAAGATCGAGATTCCTATCAATCAATGATGGATTTTGCTAAAGATCAAATGCCAATGTTTGACAAAGCTGATGACTCAATCCCATGTTTTTGTGGTGATTAAATGGCTGATTTCAAACTCTATAACTACCAGCAGGCTCACCAGACGATCCTAGACCTGATGCCAAGAATAAAAGCTAGGTTACAGGCAGGAAATGTGTTAACCTTAACAATCACCGAGCCTAAAAAAAGTCGTGAACAAGAGGAAAAGTATCACGCCATGATCGGTGAGATTGCAAAGCAAGCTGAACACATGGGTTCAAGATGGGATGCGGAAAGCTGGAAACGGTTTTTGGTAGACCAATTTGTAAGGGATGCGGGAATCAATCAAGGAAAGATTGTTCCGAGCCTAGACAAGACCGGAATTGTTCAGTTAGGGATGCAAACACGGAGTTTTACAACAGAGCAAGCAACTGAATTTATCGACTGGCTCCATGCCTGGGGCGCAGACAATGGAATCACTTTTAAAAATGATGTTTCCTAAAACTGAATACATCCGAAGCAAAAAACTGTTAAGACTTGTCGCATCTTTGAGGTGTCAACATTGTGGCAACAGTGAAGGGGTGCAAGCGGCTCATGCTAACTGGTCGGAATTTGGAAAAGGCAGAGGAATAAAAGCGTCTGACATTTACACGGCAGCACTTTGCCAGACTTGCCATACCGCCATAGACTCTGGAAAAGACTTAACAAAAGAACAACGTAAGGAAATGTGGCTTAACGCTCACAGAAAGACGGTCGAGACTCTAGTTCTAAATCGTGAATGGATTTCTGGCATTCCTGTGCCAAAGGTGTAAAATCATGCAGACTGGGGCGCCCGAGTTCTCCCGCAGTTGCCTTCCCCAGTTGGGGGCTGTGTCCCCCATCTTTTTGGAGTTTATATGTCTGGTTTACTAGCTCCCGCTGCTGAAATTGTTGTTGAAATTCAAGAGGCTGAAGAAAAGCCTGTCATTGAAGGTTTGACAACAGAATCCAACGCAAAGATGCGTGAAACTCTTATGGAAACTCAAATGCTTGGACCTGAAAAAACTGAAGGTTCAAACTCAGAGTTTTGGAGAGCATTGGCAAATGAATGGCGAATCTCTCCAGATCAAGCACGGCGCAGACTCTGTGCAAATTGTGAATACTTTGATGACAAGCCAGAAACTTTAGAAGCTATGGAAGTCGTCAAGCAAGACGAATACGACAAAGACGGTGGTGGGCGTGGTTTCTGCCATAAATTCGAGTTCGTTTGTCACAATCTCCGAGTGTGTAAAGAGTGGGAAAAAGACATGAAAGGGGAAGAAAATGAAGATGACTGAAGCAACAAAGAAAATTGCTAAGGTAATGGGTGAATTTAAAGACAAAAAACTCATGTCTTCCTCTGGTCAAAAAGTAAAAAGCCGTGACCAAGCAGTTGCGATTGCAATGAGTGAAGCAAAAATGCCGATGCGTGGTCAAAGAACTGCAAAGAATAAAGCGAGGAAATAATGGGTCTTTACAGTAATATCCATGCTAAACGCGAGCGAATTGAAAAGCAAAAAGCCGCTGGCAAGACGCCAGAAAAGATGCGTAAGCCAGGAACTAAAGGCGCTCCGACTGCTAAAGCATTTAAACAAGCCGCAAAAACAGCCAAGTGATACCAAAAAAACTACACTTTGTTTGGATAGGAGACGAGTCCAAACGACCTGATAAATGTATCCAGACATGGCGAGACTTAAATCCTGATTACGAGATCAAGATTTGGGGCAACGAGGAACTGAAACAGCCTTGGTTTAACGCCACTCACATGCAGTCAATGCTGTCACACGAACTTTGTGGGGTAGCAGACATGATGAGATATGAAATCCTCTACAACGAGGGTGGAATTACGTTAGACGCTGATTCTGTCTGTCTCAGTCCCTTAGAGGATTGGTTACTCAAACCCTCCGCATTTGCCCATTGGGAACAGGAAATCATGCGTCCTGGGTTGATTAACGTATCGGTGATGGGATCGGAAAAGGGGAATCCGTTCTTTGGAGAGTGTATTAACCGACTCCAAAAGAAAGCCTCAGTCATTGATAAACGGGCTTGGGAGACAACCGGACCCGCACACATCACGGAAGTTTTCAGGGAAACGGGCTATGACTTAACTGTTTATCCTACTCACTATTTCACGAAACATCACTTCTCAGGAAAGATTTACAAAGGCAATGGACACTGTTTCGCAACTCAGTTCTGGGGGTCAACTCGTGGATATGACGGAATTGATTGAACTGAGAGACGGGTGGTGGTGGGTCAAAGACGATGTAGAGGCGTGGAAATGGATACCCCGTGAGATTCAAGCCCTTCCTGAACTTTTAAAGTGGGTTCCCAAGCGCGGAACAATCATCCAGGCAGGTGCGAACTGTGGGGTATGGATTCGTGCTTACGCTGCCTTATTCAATAAGGTTTACACATTTGAACCCAACGATTTAAATTGGGAATGTTTGATAAGAAACGTAAACGAGCCAAACGTCAACATGACCAAGGCAGGACTGAGTGACCGAATGGGTTACTGTAAGTCAGTAAACGGAGAAGCTGAGAACTGGGGAGCAATGCAGATTGAGGAAGCCCAAGAAGGCATCCCAATGGTCACTATTGACTCTCTAGGAATAGATTGTGACTTGATCCAGCTAGATGTAGAGGGATTTGAAGAAAACGCTCTAAAGGGCGCATATCAAACCATTCAAAGATGTAAACCCGTCATCATCATTGAGCAAAAGAGGCTTGGAAAAAACGGCATGACAGATGCTGAAATTAGTATAATGATCCAAGACTGGGGTTACTATTTCGCCGAGAGGGTAATCTCAGACAACATTTTCATTCCGAGGTGAACATGATTAAGCGCGGAAGTGAACAATTCTCAGGGTACAACAAACCCAAGAGAACACCGAATCATCCTACGAAAAGCCATGCAGTATTGGCTAAGTCAGGTGACGAGGTTAAGTTGATTCGCTTTGGTCAGCAAGGTGTTAAGGGTTCACCGGACGGAACAAAAAGAAACGAAGCATTCAAGGCTAGACACGCAGAGAATATTGCTAAGGGCAAGATGAGTGCTGCGTACTGGAGCAACCGCGTTAAGTGGTGAACAAAACAAAGTGGTGACGTCATGGGACTATTAGACTGGTTACAAGACCCGCGCCGTACTCAGGCAATGCAGGGTATTGGTTCGGCTATTCAAAGCGGTCTATTGAACATCCAGCAAGGAAATGAGCGCTTCCAAGGTTTAGCATCAAGAGCACTAGCTGACCCAACAAACCCCGCAAAGGTTACTGATCCACAAGCATTCAATGAATTGTCAAAGATGGCAATGGGTTTGCTTAGTTTTGCTCCTGTTGGAATGACAGTGTTTCATGGAAGTCCTGCTAAGTTTCAGAAGTTTGACCCGACCAAGATTGGAAGTGGTGAAGGTGCTCAATCATATGGTTATGGTCACTACGTTGCAGAATCGCCTGAAGTGGCAAAAGATTATCAGCGTAGATTAGCAAAAGAGGCTCAAGCAACTGATCTAAATACAAAAATGCAGATGGTTGATGTTGGTGGGAAGCCATTAACATCATTTAATGTTGATATGGACGCATCCTTGCTTGACGCAGCAAAAGCAGGGAAAAAAGAGTTTGTTAATCTTGCTGAAAGCAAAAAAGCAAGATGGGAAAGTCTGTCACAAGATCAGTCTTATCCATTTCAAGACTATGCAAAGCAAAAAGTTGGTGCTTATAACAGCCTACTGGATGCAGCTAAAAAATCTGATGTTGATTACACTGGTACAGGAACTTTCTACAAAATAGACCTACCAGACGAGCAAATAGCAAAGATGCTGGATTGGGATAAGCCTTTGAGTGAACAGCCATTAATTATGGACTTCATCAATAGGCAAGAGGCTGCAAGAACCAAATCTGTTTTAGATCAAAGATTACAAACATTAAAAAATCTGGATGAGAATTCGCCAAATGCTGCAACACTAAAAAGGCAGATTGAAATATTGCGTGAAGAAATTTCTAATCCGCAAGCATCGGGTCTTGGATCAATGACTGGCGGAGAGTATTACAACTATCTTCGGCGCAGAGATATGCCTCCAGATAAACAAGCAGAAATGTTTAGAAATGCAGGAATTCCAGGAATTCGCTATTTAGACCAAGGAAGTCGTGGAACTGGACAAGGAACATCTAACTTTGTCGTATTCCCAGGTAACGAAGACCTGTTAAGAATCCTAGAAAGAAACAATCAACCTTTAAGTCTGTTAGACTAATACCATCTTAACAAAAGCAACAAGCCGAAAGGAATTGCTTAACATGAATAAATTACAAGCAGGAAATTCTGCAAATTTAACTAATCGTGGTCGAGGAAGACCGCCAGGAAGCATCAATAAGGCTACCAAGACGTTTAGAGAGACTGTGACTAGGCTACTAGAGGATAACTCCGAAAACGTCTCTAAATGGCTTACAGAGGTTGCAGAGGGATGTGAAGAAAAAGAATTGAAAGCAGACCCAAAAGCTGCTTTGACACTTCTCGCTCAAATGGCTGAATACGCTACTCCAAAGTTGAATAGAACTGAAGTCACGGGACAGGATGGTGGACCAGTTGAAATCTCTGGTATTCAGATCAATCTGAAACGCCCTAATGAATCTTGAACTAGACTTCCCTGAGAAGCTAGATTTCCTGTTTGAGCCTCACCGATTCAAAATCCTCTATGGGGGACGAGGGTCTGGTAAGTCATGGTCTGCTGCTAGGGCTTTGATTGCCATATCACTTCAGAAGCCCACTAGGATTCTGTGTGCGCGTGAACTTCAGAACTCAATCTCTGATTCGGTCTTAGCTCTCTTGGCAGACCAGATCAAGGCAATGGGTCTTGAGTCTCTCTTTGACGTACAGAGAACCGCTATCTACGGGATGAATGGAAGTGAGTTCTCTTTCGTTGGATTGAAGCATAACGTCACCTCGATAAAGTCCTATGAAGGGGTAGATATTTGTTGGTGTGAGGAAGCACAAGCAATCTCTAAGGTATCCTGGGAGACATTGATACCGACTATCCGTAAGCCTAATAGTGAGATATGGGCTACCTTCAACCCTGATTTAGATACTGATGAGACTTATCAAAGATTTGTGGTTAATCCTCCTCCGAACGCAGTTGTCAGGAAAGTTAACTGGTCGGACAATCCGTGGTTTCCGCAAGTTCTCAAAGAAGAATTAACCCACTTAAAAGAAAAAGACCCTGACGCCTACCTTAACGTCTGGGAGGGTCATACCCGTCAAATGCTGGACGGTGCTGTTTATGCCAATGAGTTAAGACAAGCCCAAGAGGAAAACAGAATCATTGAATTGCCGATAGACAAAACCATCCCCGTTCAAACATTCTGGGACTTGGGATGGGCAGACATGACGTCTATCTGGTTTGTGCAGGTTATCGCAGGTGGTGAGGTCAGGGTTATAGATTTCTATCAAAACTGCCAAAAACCGATTGACCACTATGCTCAAGTGCTTCAGGACAAGGGATATATCTATAAAGACTGGTGGCTACCTCACGATGCCGAACACAAAAACATGACAGGCAAGAGTGTTAAGGACATACTAGAGTCGATGGGTAAACCTATCCGCATCACGCCTAAATTGTCTGTGGCAGATGGGATTAACGCTGCCAGGATGTTGCTTAACAGGGTATTATTCGATGTTAACCGCTGTGCTGATGGTCTTCAGAATTTAAGACATTATCGGTATGACGTTGACCCGAATACCAAGATGTTCTCTAACAAACCTTTACACGACCAGCACTCACACGCTGCCGATGCTTTCCGCTATCTTGCTGTTGGACTGGATGAGAGTCCAAAGTGGGGTTCTTCTATTAACAAACTACCGAAATGGATCGTCTGATGTATTTACTAAAACAAGGTGACATGGTTCCCTCAAAGCGAGTTGACGCTCTTGAGCAACGCATTGAAATACTAGAAAATCTAGTTAAAGCATTACAATCGGAGAAACCCAAGCTGGGTAGACCCCCGAAAGGCACAAATGAGCCAAGAACTGAAAGCGATCATTGAATCCGAGATTGACAACGCACTCGGATTTTTAGAAACCGAAACAACGATTCAGCGTGAGGAAGCACTAAGGGCTTACCTCCGTCAACCTTACGGCAACGAGGTTGAGGGTAAGAGTCAGATCGTCACCGGAGAGGTCGCAGAAGCTATTGATGGGGCTTTGCCTTCTCTGGTTCGTATCTTTACCGCATCGGACGAAGTGGTCAGGTTTGATCCCCGTGGTCCTCAAGACGAAGCCGCTGCCAAACAAGCCACTGATTACTGTAACTGGGTTCTTCAGCGAGACAATGACGGTACTCTGATTCTGCACGATTGGTTTAAAGACGCTCTACTTCAAAAGGTAGGAGTGGTTAAAGCCTATTGGGACGAATCCACCGACATCACTAAAGAGAAATATCAAAATCTGACCGAAGATGAGTTAGCCATGCTGATGGCTGATGAATCAATGGAGATTGTCGAACAAGACACGCAGACCTTCCCTATCGTAGATCAAATGGGTATGCAACCTGTCGGACCTGATGGGATGCCTGCAACCTATTCGATTTATTCTGTGACCGTCCAAAAGAAACAAAAGGTCGGTAAGGTTGTTATTGAGAATATCCCTCCTGAAGAATTCCTAATCTCTAAACGAGCCAAGAATATCTCAGACTCACCTTTTGTGGCTCACAGGAGATTGATGACTCGCTCCGATTTGGTGGCAATGGGGTTCTCTAAGAAGATCGTAGAGAGCCTGCCTGCATCGGATTCATTGACCTACACGCCTGAACGATTGGCTCGATTCGACAACGGTGAAATCCCTGACGACATGGCATCTTTGGATACATGGATGCAGACTGTTGAGGTTTTTGAGTGCTATATCCGAAAGGGAACAAAACGAGGTATAGCTCAACTTCTCCAAGTCTTCTATGCAGGCAGTGAGATTCTGAGCGAGGAAGAAGTCGATTACATTCCTTTCCATTCTCTGTGTCCCATTCCCATTCCGCACAAGTTCTTTGGCAATTCGCTTGCCGACAGGACCGTGGACATTCAGCTAATCAAGACCACGATCACCCGTCAGATTCTGGATAACCTGTATCTGACTAACTCAACTCGCGTCACTGCGGTTGATGGTCAGGTCAATTTAGATGATCTATTGACGTCTACTGCGGGTGGTGTGATTCGGGTTAAGTCTCAAGGTGCTGTCCAACAGTTGAATGTTCAGTCAATGGCAGGTCAGGCTTTCCCGATGCTTACCTACCTAGATCAAGTTCAACAAAAGCGCACCGGAGTGACTGACGCCTCCCAGGGTCTTGATCCCAGTATTCTCCAGAACGTCACTGCTGCTGCGGTTGCCTCAATGCAACAAGCCAGCGCAGGCAAGATCGAGATGATTGCCCGAATCTTTGCTGAAACGGGCGTTAAATCGCTTTTCAAGGGAATCCTGCATCTACTATGTAAGTACCAAGATAAACCGCGCATGATTCGTTTGCGTGGGAACTACGTATCCTTTGACCCGAGAGAATGGTCGAACCAGTACGATGTAGACATTAACGTAGGATTGGGTGCTGGTAATCGTCAAGAGCAAATGGCTATGTTGGCGATGGTTCTTGGCAAACAAGAGCAAATGCTTGCCCAGTATGGTCTAAACAATCCTCTGGTGAGTTTGGGTCAATACCGCAACACTTTAGGTCGGATGGTGGAGGCTGCTGGATTTAAGGATTCTGCGGAGTTCTATAAGCCGATTACACCTGAAGTTGAGCAACAGTTGGCGCAACCTCAACAACCTCAACCTGATCCGGCTGTGCAGGCTTTGATGGCTAAATCACAAGCCGATATTCAGGTTCAGCAGGCTAAAGCGCAGGCTGATATTCAACTGGCACGGGAAAAAGCTGCGGCTGACCTTCAGTTGCAACAGCAGAAATTCATGGCTGAGATGGAGATGAAACGTCAGGAATTTGAGGCAGAGGCGCAACTTAAAGCAATGAAAGTCGGCGCAGGCATCACATCTAACATTGAAATTCCAGGCTAATTATTGTCTGCACTCTAAGGACTGAATATGGCATTTGGAAAAAGCAAACCATACACATTTGGAGCAAGTCCAACTATCACTCCTGTCGTGTCTCAAGCTCAGTTTTCAGATCAAGCAATAGACGCTGGTGGTAATGTTGTTTCAACTGTCATAAATCCTGTAAAACCTACACTTGATGATGTACTGACTGCAATAAAAATCAGTAATAACAAATTGCCATTCAATGCAAAATATGATGTAAATGGTGATGGAAAAGTTACTGATGCTGATGCAACTGGATTAAATAAAGCGTATACGGGAGTAGACCCAGGTTTCTTTTTCAAAAGTGATTTTTTTGCTTCTCCATCAAAGAAAACAGCAGAAGATTACGCAGCAGAAGCAAAAGCAAACGAAGAACGTATTGCTGCCGAACAAAAAGAAACTGAGCGCCGTCAAGCGTTGCTGTCTGATGCACAAAAGTTAAATGGCTTGGTAAGTGCTGATTTGGTAGCAAACAATCCGAATCTCAATGCTCAACAACTAGCAAGTTTGGCGCAACGAAATTACTGGAGCAATGAATCCGAAGCATTCAGTCGTGTGATGACTGGAATGGAAAACGGGACAGCTCAATTAAAATCGGTTGAAATAGGGGCAGACGAGTGGGGTACTCCCATAAAGCAGTTGGCTATAACAACCGGAGAGCGCCCTGGCTTTGACACTTTATATTTGAATCCTACAAGCCAAGAAGGTGTTTACCAATTCTCTACGCCTAACCAAGTTGCTGGTGGAATGATTAGCGGGGTTATACAAGCAGACCCTAAGACTGGTCAATATAAGCCTGTTGCAGACTACACTAGACAAATTCAATACACGCCAGGACAGAGCGGTGGTTTGTTGGGTAGTGTCATTGGTTCATTTGGTGACATTATCAAAGAACTTGGACCAATCGCTACCATTATTGGCAATGGCATCATGCCTGGGCTTGGCACTGCTTTGAGCGTTGCTGCTGCGATTGACGAGGGTGCAAACCCTGCCGACATAGCAAAAACAATCGCAATCTCTGAGGGTCTAAGTCAATCAGGACTATCTCAGAATGTTGCTGAGTCTGTTGGTTCTCAAGCTGCCGGACAGTTAGCGGCTGGAACTGTTGGTGGTCTATTGTCTGGTCAGAACTTAGAAACTGCACTCACTGGTGCATTGACTAATCTAAGACCAACTAACCAGTTTGAGGCTGAAGTTAATCAGGCATTGGATACGCCTGCCACTCAGTTATCAGGACAAGACTTAGCCGCTGATAACACTGCTGGTAACACGATTCAAGACGTTATTACGGTGATTGCCAATGACGTTACTAACAACCTCACAGGTCAGGATTTAGCTGCCGATTCTGTTGTTGGCAACGCTGTGACTGATGTAGTCACCACTTTGGTAAACGACTTGATTGCCAATGGTGTTACTGGTCAAGACTTGGCTGCTGACTTGACGTCTGGAAACACAATCACCGATGTAGCGACTACGTTGGTGAACAATACTCTTAATGACACACTTTTGTCAGGTCAAGATTTAGCGGCTGACACCGTAACAGGTAACACTATTGATGATGTTATTCAGCAGTTAGTGCAAGATACTGTCCCTAGTGTTGTTGCTCAAGATGCGTTAGTGTCTGGACAGGACTTAGCAGCAGACTCCATCGTTGGTAATACCCTGCAAGACGTTATCAATAATCTAACGCAAGACACCATTCAAAGCGTTGTTGCACAAGATACAACAACTGGTGGTCAGGATACGCTTCTCTCTGGTCAAGATTTAGCGGCTGACACCGTGACAGGTAACACCCTGCAAGACGTTATCAATGTTCTAAATCAAGACACGATAACCTCTGGTCAAGACTTATCCGCAGACACTGGAACTGGCGCAAACACACTTACAGACATAAGCACTGCATTAGCTGGTGAGGGTTCACTGATTAGCGGTCAAGACTTAGCATCCGATCTAAAGACAGGAACTGCTAACACTCTTGATGATATTGCTATCGCTTTGGCTGGCGAGGGTAGTGCTATCACGGGACAAGACTTAGCTGCTGACGCTACCGCAGGCAATACTCTTGCAGACATTACAAATGTCTTGACCGATACTAAAACAGATACTAAAACCGATACCAAAACAGACACAACTGTTGATGACGTTCTAAACACGCTATCAGATATTGCTAAAGTTGCTGCTGTTGTTGGTGCTGGTGATGCACTTGTTAACAATGTCACTCAGACTCCTGTAAGGACAGGATTTGACATTGTTCCCGTTCCAACAGATTGGAAGTCTCCTGTCTATAACCAGCAATTCACGCCTGTTGACTTGACCACGATATTTGACAATCTAAACAGACTGCAAAATACCCAATGGGCTACTCCAAGGGTTTATGGTGGCGCATACCAGGGAACTCCTGTTAACATTAGTGACATTGTTAATCAGATAATGTCTTCACAGTTAACACCAAGCACAATGCCAAACCAGATCACAAATGCAGTAGGAGGAATCCTTGGACCGTCCACAATTAGCTAAAAACCTGATTAACGATGATTTTTTTAAAGAAGAACTCGCTAATATAAAGCAGATTGAGATAAACGTCATTCTCAATTCTGCACCTGAAGAAGTGGATAAACGAGAGATTGCATATTCGAGAATAAATGCAATACAATCAGTCTTAACACATTTTGAGTCGATTGCTAACACAAAGTTAATCGAACAAAAGAAATGGAAAATCCTCTAACGAGGCGGTGGCATACCGTTTATGCTGACAATTTGGGAATGAAATGAGCGATAACACGACTCCGCAAGGAAGTGTGCTGACGGTGGACGGAGCCGCAAACGCTTTTCTTGGTTTGATGGACGCAGGTGAAGAAGCCCAACAGGGTGAATCTGAAGCTGAAGAAATTAACGAAGAAACGGGCGAGGCTGTTGAAACTGAGTTGGTAGAGCATGAAGAAGTTGAGACAGAGAAACCTAGCACTTACAAAGTCAAAGCGGCTGGTGAAGAACGCGAAGTAACTCTGGAACAGCTTATTGAGGGCTATCAACTTGGTGCAGACTACACCAAAAAAACCCAAACGCTTTCCGAACAACGCAAAGAGGTGGAAGCCGAACGTGCGAAGATTCAGGAAGCAAACCGACTCCGAGATCAATACGCCCAACGTCTGCAAATGATGGAGCAATTCCTCCAACAACAGACTAAAGGTGAAAACTTGGAAGCTCTTAAAGAGTCTGACCCCATTGGTTATGCTGTCAAGGTTGCTGAGTTGCAACAACGCAAGGAACAAATGGCGGTTTTAAAAGCAGAGCAGGACCGAATTGCCCAACAGCAACAATCGGAACACGCAGAACGCTTGAAATCGCATATTGCAGAGGAAAGCGCAAAACTTTCTAACGCAATTCCTGGCTACGCAGACCCGAAACAAGGCGATCAAATTCGCAGAGACATCCGCGAATACGCTAAGTCGATTGGATGGACAGATCAAGAGCTAGCCAATATATATGACTCTCGCGCTGTGCTCAGTTTGTATCAGGGAATGAAGTACGCTTCACTTCAGAAGACGAAGCCCAATGTCACTAAGAAAGTGACTGAAGCTCCGAAAACCATGAAGTCAGGTGTTTCTCAGTCTCGAGATGTGGATTCTGAGCAGCGTAAAAAAGCTATGGCGCAGTTGAAACGTACAGGTAATGTGCGTGATGCTGCAAACGCATTTGAACGCTTCATTTAGGAAACAAAATGGCAACCTACCAAACCTACACCGCTATTGGTCAGCGTGAAGACCTGAGTGATGTTATTTATAACATCTCCCCCACCGACACCCCCATTATGTCGTCTGTCGGCAAGGCGAAAGCCACTGCTGTCTACCATGAGTGGCAAACTGACTCGCTGGCTGCTGCCACGACCAACAACGCCGCTGTGGAAGGTGATGACGCAACCGATGCCACGATGAGTCCCACGACCCGTCTGGGCAACTACACCCAGATCGTTCAGAAGACCATCAAAATCTCTGGCACTTTGGATGCAGTGGACAAAGCTGGTCGCAAGTCTGAAAAGGCTTACCAACTGGCTAAAGCCTCGGCTGAAATCAAGCGCGACATTGAAACCATCATTTCGGCTAACCAAGGTCGTTCTGCTGGTAACTCGTCTACCGCTCGTAAGATGGGTGCTCTGCTGTCTTGGATTACCACGAACTCGTCCGTTGGTACTTCCGGCGCTGACCCGACGACCATCGGTGTGTCTACCCGTACTGACGGAACCGCACGTAGCTTTACCGAAACCATCCTGAAGGATGTTATCCAGCAGGTTTATTCCTCTGGTGGCAACCCCAAGGTTTTGATGGTTGGCGCATATCAGAAACAAGCCGTTTCTGCTTTCGCTGGTATCGCTGCACAGCGTTACATGGCTCCCTCGAATGAGCCTACCACGATCATCGGCGCTGCTGATGTGTACATGAGCGATTTCGGTACGGTTTCTGTCGTGCCTAACCGTTTCATGCGTACCCGTGACGCTCTGGTGCTCGATCCTGAGTACGCAGCTCTTGCCTATCTGCGCCCGTTCGCCACGAACGAACTGGCTAAGACTGGCGATAGCGAGAAGACTCAGATTCTGGCTGAGTTGACCTTGGAAGTTCGTAACGAGGCTGCCCACGGTATCGCTGCTGATTTGGCTGTTGCCTAATCAACTGGGGGGCTAATCACCCCCCTTTTTTTATGAAACTTGTTCACGATAACGCTGGCAAACAAACCCTCTTTCACTCGATTGACGGGAATGACGTTCTTGAAGTTCGACAGGACGTTTCAAAAATCATCGAACAAAACAAAGCCCAATACAACGCTATTGACGAACGAGCGAAGTGGGGCGAACTAACAAAAATTGCTTCTCTCCCTATGGTTGTCATTGACGACCTTAACAAAAAGGGGATAATGCGTGGTTTTGCGGTTATGGACCAACGAGGCTTTAAGGCTTTCTTGAATGATCCTGATAACCGTTTCTTCAGAACTCGCCCAGGAGAAGTATGAATATCGCAATCTGTGTTCCTTGCCGTGATACGGTCATGGCTGGCTTTGCTTTTGATCTTGCCAAACTCTGCGCCTATGATGGGGTCACAAGATGCTCTAAAGGCGGTTCCCTGCGGATTTACCAAATGCCTGGGACACTGATATTCAACCAAAGACAAAAACTCGCAGAGACTGCTTTAGCCGATGGCGCTGACGCGATTCTCTGGATTGATTCTGACATGAGATTTCCAAAAGACTCACTTCAGATCATGTTAAGCAGAGAAGTTCCTATTGTTGGGGTTAACGCAACAACCCGAAGAAAACCAGTAGAGCCTACTGCACTGGATGCTGATCCAAATACGAATCAACTTGTAAAGGTTTTCTCAAAAGGCAAAGAGGGACTAGAGCAAATTGTAGGTGTGGGATTTGGCATGGTGTTAACCAGAAAAGAAGCATTCCAAATGGAAAAGCCTTGGTTCTGGTTTGAAACAACAGCAAAGGGTGGATTGGTAGGAGAAGACATTTATTTTTGTGCGAAGGCATGGGATAATGGGATACCTACATACGTTGACCATGAATTGTCAATGCACATTCGGCACATCGGAACGTATGAATATGGATGGGATGATCTATGATTTCAACATATTCGGATTTAAAAACAGCGATTGCTAATTACTTGGCAAGAACCGACCTCACGGATCAAATTCCCGACTTCATTCGTTTCGCAGAGATTCGACTGCGCCGTGAGTTGCGAATCCGACAAATGCTCAAGACAGTGACAACCTTTACGACTGGGGGTGATTCGACTGTTGAACTTCCCTCAGATTTCCTTGAAGTGCGGGATTTTTTCATTGACTTGAATCCTGTCCAACCTCTGACGTACTCTAGCCCTTCGTCTTTCTCTCGGAATACTCGCAGGGCAGAGAGTGGAAAGCCTCTTGATTACACAATCATGGCTTTGGAGTTTGAACTGGCTCCTATTCCAGATTCAAATTACACGCTGGAACTCTTGTACTATGCTGCGCCCACTTTCTTGAGTGACTCAAACACAAGCAACGTTTTTATGGCTAACACGCCTGATGCGCTTTTGTATGCTTCGCTCTTAGAGGCAGAACCGTACATTATGAATGATGCTCGAATTCAGACATGGGGTTCTATGTATAACAGAGCAATCGAGACTCTGAATATCTCCGACCAACAAGGTCAGTATTCAGGTGTTCCTCTCGCAATGAAACTTTCACTGAGGTAAATCATGTCTGAAATGTCAAACTATCTTGAGAATGCGCTGATTAACGCGACTCTGCGTAATACCAGCTACACCACGCCCACCACGGTTTATGTGGCACTGTACACCTCAGACCCGACCGATGCTGACACGGGAACGGAGGTTTCTGGTACTTCCTACGCTCGACAGTCTGTGACTTTTGGCTCACCAAGTAACGGGGTTACGACTAACTCTGCTGCGGTGGAGTTTCCGCAAGCTGGTGGGTCTTGGGGTACTGTGACGCATATCGGGATTCGTGATGCCTCGACCTCTGGCAATCTCTTGTATCACACTGCTCTGGATGCGTCTAAGGCTATTGCTACTGGAGACGTTTTCCGCATCGCTTCTGGTTCTCTGAGCGTGACACTCGCGTGAGATGGCTGACCTACTCCCACCGTGGACACTAGACTCACTTGACAACCTCAAGGCGAGTTTAGATGACCTCACTCTTTCGTTAGACAGCGAACTATACGAAACATCGGTCACACTGTGGGATGCTTACGGATCGGTCAATGCGACTGCTACCGTCACTTCAGGGTCTAGCGTAATCTTTGCTGGCGCGGGAAGTGTCTCTTGCGCTGCTTCAGTCTCTTGTGATGCCCAGATCGTCAAAGACGCCTCTGCGAGTATCACTGCCTCTGCCCAAGTATCTTGTGCTGGAACTAGGGTTCAGTTTGGCTCTGCTGATATTTCCGCTACTGCAACCGTAACCGCATCGGCTCAGATCGTCAAAGATGCGTCAGCTTCAATTACTTGTGAAGCAGCGGTCACAGCAAATGGTGGATTGGTAGTAGCAGGGGATGCGAGTATCACAGCCTCGGCGACTGTCACTGCTGAAGCAATCCGTGTAAGAGAAGCGACAGGTTCTGTTGCAGGCTCTGCAAGCGTTTCTTGCGATGGGATAAGGGTAAGGCTTGCCCAAGCTGAAATAAGCGCTCTAGCGACTGTTTCTTCAGGTTCTGCGGTTACTTATGCTGGTGATGCGTCTGTGTCTTGTCTGGCGACTGTCGTTTGTAACGGTGTTCGCATGGGTGACAACTGGTCAGACATACCTGAGAGCGACAATACTTGGGTGACTGCTACGGTATCGGACAATGATTGGACTGATCTAGCGGTATCTGTAAACACTTGGACACCGAATGGTACGGGGTCAAACACATGGACAAGCCAAGCGCAGAACAGTAACGTATGGCTTTTGCAGGGGTAAATGATGCAACGAATCCAACTAACCGAATGGCTACCCGATCAACCTGGGATTACTGGTGCTCTGACAGACGCCAAGAATGTAGTTTCTCAGGCTGTGGGGTATGGACCTTTTCCTTCTGCGACTACTTTCTCGCAAAGTGCTGCTGAAGATTTGACCTCTCTGTATGCAGGTAAAGATAACAGTGGTGCAACCAAACTATTCGCTGCTGGCGCTTCTAAAATTTACAGTGTTTCAGGTGTTGGCGTTTTGACTGATGTTTCACGATTCACTGGGACTTATTCTCAGACTGGAACAACGACTCTCACTGTCACGTCTAGCGGTCATAAGCTGAAGACAGGAGATATTATTTATCTTGACTTCACAAGTGGAACAGCAACGGATGGAAGTTTCACGATCACGGTGGTTGATGCAAACACTTTCACAGTGACGACAACCTCTGCGACTACTTCAGGGAATGTCACAATTAAGGTTAGCGCAACTGACTACACGACACAATCAGGTGATCGAGTGCGGTTTACCCAGTTTGGCAGTCAGATTATTTTCACAAATAACTCTCAGAGACTTCAGTCATGGGATTTGACCTCTAGCACTTCATTTAAAAATCTTTCTGACTCTGCTCCGATTGCAAAATTCATAACAGTAGTCAGAGATTTTGTTGTTGTTGCAAATACAAATGAAGGCTCACAGAAACCGTATCGAGTGCGCTGGAGTGCTTTGAACAACGAAACCGATTGGGTTGAAAACGTCAATACGCAGTCAGACTATCAAGACATTCCTGATGGTGGTCAGATTGTTGGCATCCGAGGTGGTGAGTTTGGCATTGTCTTTTTGGATAGAGCAATCCACCGAATGACCTATGTAGGAACGCCATTCATTTTCCAATTCGACAACATCTCTCGAAATAAAGGATGTATTGCCTCTGGGTCTATCGCTCAGTATCAAGGCATCTCTTTCTTCTTGTCTGATGATGGTTTTTATATGTGCGATGGTCAGACTGTCCAGCCCATTGGCGCGGAGAAGGTTGATCGGTTCTTCTTTAATGACGCCTCAGAGTTTGATTTCCCGTCAATGTCTGCTGCTGTTGACCCCGTTCGTAAGTTGGTGATTTGGAACTATAAGGGTGTAGACGGAAACCGACACCTGATTATTTACAACTTTGCCACCAAAAAATGGACTTATGCAGACGCAGGAACTGACTACATCTCTGAAAGTTCTACCTCATCGTCTACGCTTGAAGAACTAGACACTTTGAGTGCGTCTATTGATGCTTTGGCAATCTCTCTTGACTCTCTAATGTTCATGGGTGGTAAATACTTCCTGGGCGGTACTAAGGGAACAACGGTGATGACCTATACAGGATCGAACTTGACTGCTCGATTGGCTACTGGTGATTTGGGTGAGGGTGCTAGGACTGTGGTGACTTTGGTCAAGCCTCAAGTAGACAATGGATCGGCATCTATTGCTATTTCGTCTAGGCAACTTCTTAATCAACAAGTTACCTATGGAACTGCTGTGGATGCAAGCTCAGAGAATCGAGTTTCTTTGAGAAGTTCAGGAAATTATCACAGGATACAAATTAACCCAAGTGGTAATAACTGGAAGAACGCCACTGCTGTGGATGTTGAAATTGTCCCGCAAGGTGGTCGCTAATGTTTCGCAGCCTTCCTACATTTGGTGCTGACCTTAGAGGTATCTCTGAGGTTGTCCGTGGCATCATGGACGGGAAAACGAATAACACAGGGACAATTACCCTATCCACTGGAAACGCCACCACGACAACGATCAATGACTATCGTATCGGCGCTAATAGTGTGATTATCCTAGTACCTGACTCTGAGGCGGCTTATGAGGACAGCGCTCCTTATGGTGCTTTTCAGGACTCTACCGACCAGACTGCGGGCAGTACGACAACGGCATACGCGATCACTTTTAACACCACTGATTTCTCTAATGGTGTGACGCTATCAAATAGCTCCAGACTGAATGTTAAGAACTATGGAATCTATAACTATCAGTTTTCAGCTCAGTTTAAAAACACCACAAACGACACGCAAGACGTTGATTTATGGTTCAGAAAGAACGGCACTGATATATCTAATTCAAATAGCCGCTTTTCCTTACCAGCGAGAAAAAGCTCTGGTGATCCAAGTCACTTGATTGCTGCGATGAATTTCTACGTTGAACTTAACGCCAATGATTACGTGGAATTGATGTGGCGAGTTTCTGACGTAGGCGTGAGCATTGAGCAATATCCTGCTGGTACTTCACCGACCCGTCCGGCTGTGCCATCTGTGATTGCAACCATGCAATATGTGGCTCCTGCTGCGTCTACGAATGTTTATGTGACGTCTAAGGGTAAAGGCACTGCCACCTTAACACATTATGCAAACAACACAGCAGACAAAACCTATGCCTACATTATTGTTGGCTAGTATAATTAGCTCCGTGGATGACCCGTCTATGGAGTCCCTTATAGAAGGAAACCATCATGGGAACTGAAACAGCAACATCCACGCAAACAACGCAGATTGATCCCACAATCCAGCCCTATTTGACTTATGGGCTGACTGAGGCGCAACGTCTTTATCAGGGTGGTGGTCCACAGTATTACGCAGGTCAGACTTATGTAAGTCCATCTGCTACTACTCAACAGGCAATTCAAGCTCTCCAGCAACGTGCTACCACGGGAAGTCCTTTGTTGTCTCAAGCGCAACAGCAGACCTTGGGAACTATTAAAGGTGAATATCTTGGTGGCAATCCATTCTTCCAGGGTGCTTTCCAACCTGCTGCACAGGCTGCACGTCAAGCGTTTGAAACTGCTCTAGGTGACATTGGTTCTAAGGCGTCTCTTGCTGGTCGATATGGCTCTGGTGCAATGGGTAATCTCCAACAGCAGGCATCCGGTCAATTCGCTCAGAAACTGACTGATACTGCTGGACAACTTGCCTATCAGAACTACGCTCAAGAACGTGCTCGTCAACAGCAAGCCACTGCAATGGCTCCTGAAATGGCTCAAGCTGATTATGGAGACATTCAGCGTTTGTTGGCTGCTGGTCAGTTGGGTGAAGGCTATCAAGGTCAAGCATTGCAAGCTGACATTAACCGATTCAACTATCAGCAACAGCTACCACAACAACAGCTAAACCAATATCTGAATCAGGTCTATGGTTTCCCTGCTGGACGCACTACGACAACGCAAACGCCGTATTACACGAATCCTCTGGCAACAGGCTTGGGGACTGGTCTTCTCGGTGTGAATCTGTTGACTGGTTTGAATAACTTGTCTCGCGGTGGTGTATCAAACTGGTTGGGTGGTTTCTCAACCCCTTCAGGATGGGGAACTAGCGGTTTAGAAAATGCTGCTGGTGTTAATTTCCTGACTGGTGACAATTACGGTTAAGGACTAATATGGCACTACTAGACATTTTTGGCGATACGCCATCTTATTACGGCGGTCTTCTCGGTGAAGAAGAACTCCGTAAAGCTCAATCCTATGCCCAACAGCAGGGACTTCAGAACGCAGCAATGGCGCTCCTACAAGCTGGCGCTCCAAGTCGCACTCCTGGCGGTGGCGCATTGGCGATTGCCCAAGGTCTGCAAATGGGACAGAACGCCTATCGACAAGCCATGCAACAGGGTTTAGAAGAAAAACTCAATGCAATGAAGGTCGGTCAAATGTTGCAAGACCTAAAGAGTCAGCAACAAATGAAAGAGATTTTTCCGCAAGTATTTAAGCAAGTGGAATCTCCTGAAATGGCTGCTTTCAAACAGCAACAAATGCAACTGCCTGAGTATGAGCGCGGAACAATGCAGGCTCCTGCACAGGCAACAACTCTACAAGTTGATCCCAACAAATTGCAAGCATTGGCAATGATGTCAAAAGACCCATTAGCCGCTTATGCAAACATTGCAAAGATGGTTCCTGACTTGCGTAAAGCAGGATTTATTGGTGGACAACAGCAAGAAAACCCGTTCTCTGTTTACTCTCAAGATCAAACCATTCCTGAGTCTATTCGTACTATCGCAAAACAGTATGAAACTAGCTATTCCCGTGGAATGATTGATCCTGAAAAAGTTGATGAGCGCATTCGTCAACTTGGTGAGATGACCAATCGAGCGACCACATTTGCACAGACTCAACAGTCTTTAGAGCAACAGCGTCAGTTTATGAATGACATGAAGGCTCAACAACTTGCCATGCAAAAACAAGGTCTGGAAAGCACAGATCAATATAAGAGTTTGATGGCACAGATTGCACAAGGGAATTTGGCTCTACGTCAACAAGCTGAAGCAAATAAACCTGAACAATTCTCATACTCTCAAAAGAAAGAGTTTGACGAAATTACTGCATCTAAAGAGGATGCTAAAAAAGCAGAAACAAACGCAGCCATTGCTAAACGTGCTGCGCCTTTGCTTGAACAGGCTTATGGTGGCATTCTTGAGGCTGGAGTCAAAGGTGTTGCTGGTGCTATTGGCATAAGCACTCAAGCTAAAGAAGCCAACGATAAACTTGCACAACTATCCAATCAGTTAGCGGTTAACGCTCCTAAATTTTCTGGTCCTACATCAGATCGTGATGCGGCTAGATATGATGCTGCGGTTGGTGATTTGGCTAATCCCAAAAAATCTGTTGAATCTAAACGACAAGCTCTTAAAGACATTCAAGATTTGTCGCGTAAAACTCAGTCTTATGCACAACAGCAAGAAAATTATTTCTTCAACAACAATAAGAGTTTGCGCGGATTCAAGTTTAACGAAAATCCTTATGAGGGTATGTAATCATGGAACCATCGCAAAAAGCCATTGAGTTCTTGCTTGCAAACCCAGACACTGCTGACTTCTTTGATGAAAAGTTTGGCAAAGGAATGGCTGCTCAAGTGCTTGAAAAGAAGCCTGAAAAGCCATTGACTGCTGGAGACGTTGCCAAAGGTGCTATTACAAATTTTGTCCCATCTATGGGGAAGATGATTGGAGACATTGTTTCTGCAATCTCTAGTCCATTGGAAACTGGAAAAGCAGTTTTAGACGTTAGTGCTGGTGCTTTACAAAATATCTTGCCTGAAAAATTGGTTCAGTTTATTGGCGAAGATAAAGCATCCAGGGAAGCGGCAAATAAGGTTGGTCAGTTTTATATGGAGCGTTATGGCTCACCTGATGCTGTCAAAAAAGTAATTGCAACTGATCCTGCTGGATTTTTAGCTGATGTTTCAACAGTGTTGACTGGTGGGGCAATGGCTACAACGAAGGCTCCAATGGTGTCTTCTGTGCTATCCAAAGCCGCATCCACTGTTGATCCTTTGGCTTTGGCTGCAAGGGGTACTGTGGCAGGTTTAAAAAGCGCAGGAACGGTTGCAGAGAATGTCTTGGGGGCAACCACTGGGGTGGGTAAAGAAGCCGTTTCTCAGGCTTTTAAAGCTGGCGCAGAGGGCGGTCAAACTGCCAAACAGTTTACGTCTAATCTGCGTGGTCAAGCCGACATGATGGATGTTTTAGATGTTGCAAAACAAAACCTAGAACAGTTGCGTAAAGATAGAAGCCAAGTTTATCAAGCAAACATGGCAAACATCAAAGGTGATAAAACAGTTTTGTCATTTAATGGCATTGATAAAGCAGTTGACGATGCATTTAATGCTGTTTCTTTCAAGGGTCAGATTAAAAATCAAGACGCTGCTGCAAAAGTTCAAGAAGCAAAAGACGTTATTGATGCTTGGAAAAAACTTGATCCTGCTGAATATCATACGCCTGAAGGCATTGATGCTTTGAAACAAAGTGTTGGTCAGATTCTTGAAACAGTACAGCCTAGAACAACGGCTGACACTGTTATGAAAGGAATTTATAGTTCTATTAAGAATGAGATTACAAAACAAGCTCCAACGTATGCCAAGACAATGAAGTCATACACGGATGCAACTGAGCAAATTCAAGAAATTCAAAAAGCATTGTCACTTGGAGATAAAGCCTCTGCTGATACTGCTATGCGTAAACTTCAGTCATTGATGCGTAACAACGCGAATACAAATTATGGTCAACGATTGAAATTGGCTCAACAACTTGAACAGCAAGGCGGTCAACAAATGATGCCTGCTTTGGCTGGTCAATCAATGGCTGAATGGACTCCTAGAGGCATTCAAAGGGCAACAGCTCCATTAGGCGGCATTGGTTTGTTTTCTGTTGGTGGATTGCCTGCTGCTGCTGTTGGTGGTGCAATGTCTTCACCTAGATTGGCTGGAGAGGCTGCTTATGCAACTGGACAAGCGACAAGAGGCTTATTAGACGTTGCAAACAAAATCCCAGAACTTGACTATCCAACAATGTTCAATCTGCTATATCAGGCTCAACAGGCTAAGGAATAAACATGGCAAAGACAAAAATTTCTGAGTTCAGCACAACCGCTGGAAACAACACAGACATTAACTCGATCAACATTGCTGAAGGCTGTGCTCCGAGTGGTATCAATGATGCCATTCGAGAGTTAATGCGTCAGCTTAAAGAATTCCAGACAGGTGGTGCAGGTGACTCCGTTAATTCTGGTGGTGATTTTTCTGTTGCTACTAATAAGTTTACCGTAGCGTCTGCATCTGGTAATACTGCTGTTGCTGGTACTCTTGCTGTTACTGGAACCACTACTCTCACGGGTGCTTTGGTTGCAAATGGAAACGCTACCTTGGGTGACGGATCGGGCGATACGGTCACTGTAAAGGGCACTCCTACGCTTGAGGTTAATCCTACCCTCTCCGGCGGCACTGCTAACGGTGTTCTCTACCTCAACGGTTCTAAAGTAGCTACCAGTGGTTCTGCTCTTACGTTTGATGGGACAAATTTGGGGGTTTCTGGTGCAATCGGTGTTGGTGGAACCTCAACAACAGGAAATCAAGCGTCTACTGGAACGGCTGGAACGTTTTCTATCACTGGTGTTGGTGGCGCTGTTTATTTACAAACTGGTCAAAATACTTCCGCTGGAAGTTATGCGCCGCTGGTGTTTACAAACATGGGCGCGTCAACCGAATACATGCGCCTGACCTCCACAGGGCTTGGGATTGGTACAAGTTCTCCTGGGGCAAAATTAGAAGTTTCTGGATCAACACAGGCAACTGGCGCTGTATTGCGTCTGACAAACTCTGCTGAATCTTCTTCTTGGGCTGCAGGGGATGTTGTAGGGGAAATTGATTTTTATTCTGCTGATTCTTCTAATCCAGCAATTAAATCAAAAATCGTTTCTGTCACACAATCTGGTGGAAATTATCCAACTGATGTTGCTTTGACGTTTAGTACCTATAACGGTACTTTGTCAGAGCGCATGCGCCTCGACTCCTCCGGCAACCTTGGATTAGGAGTAACTCCTAGTGCTTGGGGTAGCTCTAACCGTGCCTTGCAAGTGGCAACAACTGGTGCGATCTGGAGTCCCGGTGGAGCTGACATTCGGCTGTCGAATAACCAATACCGCGACTCTGCAAACAGCCGTGTGTATATCGCAAACGGTCCAGCACAAGAGTACGCGCAGGATTCGTCTGGCAATCATATTTGGCAAATCGCCCCCTCCGGCACAGCAGGTAACGCTATTACGTTCACCCAAGCAATGACTTTAAATGCGAGTGGGTATTTGTCAATCGGGACAACGGATGCGTTTGGCAAACTTACGATAAAAGAAACAACCACTAATTTTGAAGTAAACACAGATAGTTCTGGTGGATCAATACTCACCTACGACAGAGGCGCAGGCGCATACAAACAGCTTAATTTGCGCGGAAGTCAGTTTTTATTTAGCGTAAATGATGTAGAAAAGGCTCGTATTGATAGCAGTGGAAACTTGTTAGTGGGGACTACGAGTACCGATCCAAGAAATTTCACAAGTGGTACAGGTTACAAACTTGGTGACTCGTTTGAGTTTGCAAATTCCAGCACTGTCAATGTAATTAATAGAACATCGTCTGGCTCGGGAACTTTCGTTGGTTTTAGGGTGCAAGCAAGTGGTGTTGGCTCGATTTCTACCGATGGGACATCAACATCTTACAACACCTCATCCGACTACCGTTTAAAAGACAACCATCAACCCCTGACTGGCTCTGGCGCATTCATTGATGCCCTGCAACCCAAGACCTGGGAATGGAAAGCAGACGGAAGCAAAGGTGTTGGTTTCATTGCTCACGAAGTTCAAGCAGTCAGCCCCGGTAGCGTGGTTGGCGAAAAGGACGCCGTGGATGAAGACGGTAAGCCAAAGTATCAAGCAATGGAATACGGTTCTGCTGAGTTCATTGCCAACATCATTGCAGAACTTCAATCCCTGCGCGCTCGCGTAGCTCAACTCGAATCCAACTGAAAGGAAACATCATGTCAATCTCTTATAAATGGACAGTAAACCCGATGGAGCGTAACCTATCCAATGGTTTCGTAACCGTAGCTCACTGGCAATGCGTGGGAACTGACGGGGAATACTCTGATTCTGTGTACTCCACTGCCTCATGGACTGGTGAGCCGACTGTGGCTTACGATAGCCTCACTGAAGCCACTGTATTGGGTTGGATTTGGGAATCTGTTGACAAAGAAGCTACCGAAGCTGCTGTCGCTGCGAAGATTTTTGAAAAGAAGAATCCTGTCTCTGCTCAAGGTGTGCCGTGGTAAGTAACGTAGAAGCTCGACTAGACACTCATGAGGCTGTTTGTGCACATAGATACGAACAGATCAACGCTCGTCTAAAAAGGCTTGAGGGAATCATGATTAAAGTCGCTGGCGTGATGCTATGCGGCATGGCTGGCGTTATCTGGTCTTCAATCTCTAGGGTGTAAAAATTGATCCATTGACTTTGCTAGCGTTGGCAAACGGAGCCGTTCAAGCGGTTAAAAAAGGTTGCCAACTCTACAAGGACATAAAAAGCGCAGCAGGTGATGTTTCCTCGGTCTTAAAGGACATTGACAAACAATTCGCTGGAAGGAAGGTTTCCAAAGAGCAAGCAGAAAAGATCGCTGAGAAAAAGGCAGAGTTTCGAGAAGCCGCTACCACTGACCCGAATGACGTCATCTCACGCATTGGAAACCAGTTAGGCGACTTCTTTGAGGCTTTTGACAAGATTGAGCAACTTTTCTACGAAGAAGAAAGGAATGCTAACAAGGTCTATGAAGGTGAAGATTCTGTCAGTAAAAGGGCACTTCAAAGGGTCTTGATTAGATCGCGTTTAACGATGATGGAGGCAGAAATGCGAGAACTGATGATCTACCATTCGCCTCCGGAATTAAAAGACCTGTGGACCCGTTTTGAGGCTATGAGAGCGCAGATCGGGAACGAACAAAAGAGAGCCTGGGAGAGATTAAGAATAGAGCGCCAACAAGAAGCCGCAGAAAAGAAAAAAGAGCGTGATTTTTATTGGGGAATAGGAGCATGGCTGATTTGCGGAACAATCGTATGGCTGTATCTGATGCTTCTACTATGGGCAATCGCTCGACACAAAGAAGGCTCATTCTCTCTATGGTGGGCAACGTGATTCTGATGTTTGTTCTTGTGATGTTTTTGACCTTTGGAGGGTTTCTATACATGGACTACAAAACAGAGGAAGCCAGGGCAAAAAAGATGGACAAGAGAGTTATTGAGTTAAGAAAACAGTTTGAGCAAGGCTGCGAAAAATGAGGTGGCTACTTATTCTTCTTTTGTTGTCTGGATGTAAAGATTCTTACAGATATCGTTGCCAAGACCCTAATCACTTCCAAGACGCAGAATGTCAACGCCCTAAGTGTCTGTTTACTCAACAGTGCTCCGACTATTTGGTAGCACCTATTTTGGAGAAACAAGTTGTTCAGCAACAAACTCAACCGACTACTGACAAGTGAGGAAATCGAAGTCCGTGTTTGGGCTATCGTTGTCATCATTGTCACAGTGATTCTCGCCGGTATCGTTGGATTCATGCTTTACTCGGTGACGTTCGTAACGCAGCCGATCAAGAGCATGGCTCCCATCGACCAAGCATATACGAAGATGCTGAACGACATTGTTCTGCTAATCGTTGGTGGCATTGGTGGCGTGATGACCCGTAAAGGCGTCCAAGCGGTCAGTGACAAGCTCTCAACAACTGTAAACTCATCGCAACCAACTGTAAACTTATCGCAACCGACTGTAAACACACCAGCTCCCGCAACAGTTAACACAACAGGTTTCAACTGGATGGGCTTTCAGAATCCAGCCCTAGACGAAGATTGGCGACCGCCTCCACCCCCAACGACTCCACCTGATTACATTGATCCTGCAAAAGAAGAAATCGCGGTTGAAAGAGCCGCTGCAAGGCACGAAACATGAAACCGAACCCTTGGCTCATCTTGGCGGTTTTAATCGCTCTGGGGGCGTTTTATGGCTACGGACACCATAAGGGATGGACACAGCGCGACCAAGAAATGCAAATTGAGATAGCCAAGAAAAATGCCGAGTCGCGTGAGAAAGAACAAAAACTCACAGAAAAGATCAACCAAACCTCAACCCAACTCCAAGAGGCTAACAATGTTGTCAATCAAAAACAGTCTGCTCTTGATCGTGCTATCCGTGCTGGCAGGGTGCGCCTCCCCACCCCAGGTTGTGTATCAACCCCCCAAAGTTCCACCCCTCCCGCCGGAGATCGGGACGAAAAGAGAAGTGAACCTGACCCAACGCCTAACGGACCTACTGATGCCGAAAGAGCAACCCTCGCAGCCATCGCAGAAATAGTCGCTCAAGGCGATAGGAACACTGCTCAACTGAATGCATGCATAGATTCTTACAATCAAGTTCTTGAGGTTCTGAATGGTAAACGCTAATCAACTACAAAGACTCAAAATCGGTCCTGAATGGGTCGATCCTTTGAATGAGACATTCGAGCGTTTTGGGATTCTATCTGCCAGACAACAGGCAGGGTTTATCGGTCAATGCTCCCATGAATGCGGTAACTTCAGAATCCTTGAGGAGAATTTGAACTATCGTGCTGCCACTTTAATGAAGCTATGGTCCAAAAGATTCCCGACATTAGAGATTGCCAATGCCTACGAGAAAAACCCTAAAAAGATTGCCAACATGGTTTATGCGAACCGCATGGGAAATCGTGACGAAGCCTCTGGTGATGGTTATCGCTTTCGCGGTCGCGGTTGCATTCAGCTTACAGGTCACTCTAACTACTTCCACGCTTCACAAGCTCTGGGAGTCGATTTTGTTATGGACCCCGATCTTGTCGGAACGCCTAAGTATGCTGCACTGACCGGCGGTTGGTTTTGGCAAACTCACAAATGTAATGAATTGGCAGAGGTCCAAGACTGGATTGGGCTAACCAAGAAAATTAACGGTGGCACGATTGGGCTTGCTGACAGGATTAAACACATCAACGAAGCCCATGATGTGCTTCAAGCGTAAAGGTCCACGTTAGACCCTAGCGACTTCCAGTATTTGTATTCTTCAGTCTGAGTTTGCTTATCCAACACTTCAGCGACCTTGTTCTTTAAGACCTGCTCATAGTGGATTTGTTTCTCTCGGACTTCCACTTGTGTCGGTGTCTGTAAGTTTGGATAAGCGATTTTCACATTAGACCTGCGAATGGATTTGAGAGATTGACCCAGGCTTTCCCTGCCCTGATTCTACATATAACAGACTTGTTAACTCCATACTTTTCAGCGATTATTCTTGACGGACCCTCTGAGCAACGGATTTCGTCTGCCATTTCCTGCGTTAATTTTGCTGCTGTGGCTCTCTTATGTATCTGAATTTTTAAACGCCTTGTAGGGCTTTTTAAAGCCTTTCTAGCGGCTTTTTTCATGTGCAGTTTGGGGTCGTTATAAGTTATGTGCTCTGGATTCACGCAAAGCCCATTTCCACACTTGGGGACATAGTATCCTTCACGAACTGTATTCCCAAGAAGCTGAGTGAATAATCTGCGAACGGAGATCATCTTGCCTTGATGACAGACAGACGGTGTCCCGTTAGCACAGTATCCCTGCCATTCCCAACAATCTCCGTCTTCAATGGTTCTTTCTTTTAGCGTTGTAATTGTGTGCGTCTTTTGTGGTTTCATGCCAAGCGAATAAATAAAAGATGATGAATAGGGCTATTGCTAACCCTATTGAAATAATAAAAAGAATCAGGAACAGATCAAGGCTCACTTAGATAAGTGTCTCTGTCTGATTGAATTTTGCGATGATGTTCAGGGACTAGCTTCTTGATCTTGAGATACAGATTATGGTCTGAATCAAAGGTTATATCGTCATCTCCATCAAAAATGTAAATGTCGTAATCTTCTTTTACGCCCACGTCTGGGTCTGGTGGGTAGTATTCATAGTAAACATGAACAGGACCATCCTCAGTTTCATACTCAAAGTCGGCTGTGGAATAAGCGATTGCATCTGTGAGTTTCATGCTGACCACTCCCGTTCGTTTCTGCCTTTTGAAGATTTGGTGGTTTTACCTGTAAGTTTTACTAAACCCATTGTCTGAAGCTCTGGAAGCCTTCGCGCGATCGCCACTGCATCTAGTTTTGTGTGTTGGGCTATTCCGTCTTTTCCCATTGGACCATGCTGTTTAAGACAGTCTAAGATCATCTTGAAATGTTTTTCTGGTTTGACTTGATCCGCTGCCTCAAAAGAGGTGACTGGATCGTTACTCCTAGCGCGTTTGAAAAGATCAAAAAGTTTCATTGCTACTCCTTAAAAGGTGGGGTACTCGCTGCGTCTGTTCTTGATATGCCCTTTAGACAGCACCTACCTCCAGCATCCGCTTTCCCCCGTTAATTATTGCATTTCTTTTGGTTGAACAATAGTTTCTTGTTCAGCTTTCTGCTGTCCAATTTTCTGAAGCAATAGGAATGCTCCAGACTTGGTAGGCAATTCGCCAAGCACGTTCATGATAAACACGACTTCATTTTCTTCAAGTTCAAGTTTCATGGTTTCTCCTTAAAACGGGACATCATCTTCATCTTTTGGTAAGCCTTCATACTTTGGCTTTTCTTTATCAGGACGTTTGAGAATCGTCATTTCGTCACAAACAATCTGTGTTGTATGCACCTCCACTCCTGTTTTGTTGATGTACTTTTCATATTTAATGGTTCCCTGGACATATATCATTGAGCCTTTGGTAACGTGCTCTCCTACGATCTCTGCGAGTTTGTCAAAGAAAATCAACTTGTGCCATTCGGTTGTTTCGACCATTTCACCATCTTTTTTTCTGCGTGAAGTGGTAGCTAGACTCGCATTTGCGATTGGTTTTCCTGCTGCTGAGTAGCGAACCTCTGGGTCTTTTCCAATGTTACCGATCAAGTGTACTGTGCAAACTGATGCCATTTTTAATACCTATGTTGATTGACAATTTCATCAAAGATTTTCTTGTAAAAATCTCTGGCTGCTTCTACTTTTGTTTTGATCTTTTCCTCCAACTTTTTGTCACGCTCATAATTTACTAGAGTGATTCTTAGCTCTGGTGTGATGTGATCTACATCATGATATGACCTAGATTCATAACCAATCAAATGCTCTGGTGTCGGCACAAGGCAATAAGCGAGTGATGATTGGTCAACATCAAAAAGCCACATATAAGCACGACACTGCCATTCATAACCTTTATCTTCGCCTTGATTAGACGTTACTGGAAATGTCGTAAGGCTCCATGATGACTTGATGTCATAGATTCTGTCATGCGTCACGATGTCAGGCTCACCAGTGATCCAGTCATTTTCTCTGCGCTCTGTGTTTTTAGAGTAGTTTGTGAACAAGACTCTATTAAGAAGCTCGATTGACTCATCCTCAACCTGGAGACCTTTGTCCATGTATTTGGATGTGACGATTTCATCATAGCCATATATCGCCTCTTTAGCCATTTTTGTTATGACTGTCTTGGCTCCTACTGAAAGCTCCTCTGACTTCCCATCGGTCATGATTTCGCCAAGTGCTGATGCTCTGAATTTAATCATGCGCCAATCCTTTCAAACGCTCAAACTCTGCCGGACTGATATGGTAGTCCTGAGAGATCATCTTCTTTGCGCCTTGAGGCTGGCTTACCAAAACGCTCCCATCTGGCATTGGAAAACAGACAGTTAAATCCCACTGATGATGTGCATAGACTGATTCTTTCAGGTTCAGTGCATCCTCAAGTGCCCATTGCCATTTATCAATCAACTCACAAACATTGTCCATTTCGGTCTGAATACGCTTTCCGATAATGGTGTTTTTCTTTGGCTTGATAAGCCAATACTGTTCGTATCTTGTTGGCAACGTGAATCCAGATCTTTCTTTCTTTTCGGTGTAGATCAGACCCAATCCTTTGTTTTCTTGTCTCAGAATAGCGACTGCGCCTTCTTTATCTAACAATTTCTTTTTTTCTTCCAATGCAAATGACCGAGCATTGATGTACTTGAGAACTGCAAACGATCCTAATTGTG